TTGGGGTGTTATATTAAGGATTACTTTTTTCATAAACCCCTCCTGCGTGTTGAACTGCTGGTTTCTGTTTTGCGATCTGTCTTTCTAAAATGTCCTCTACCGTTTTGCTTAATGACCATTTTTTCTTTTTGGCTAGAAGTTGTAATTTAATGTAACTTTCTTCTGAAAGGCTAATTGTAATTCTTTTTTTCATTATGATGCAGTTTGATGCAATATACATCATATTGTAACATTTACCAAAAAAGTGTACATAATTTTGTACAAATAAAAACCTCCTTTTAGGGGAGGCTACTTGGGGGAAGTAAATATATTATCGTTTATTTTTTCTTATGTCTGTTTGCAAATGCTCTTGCGGCGGCAACAGAACCGAATCCCCACGCTTTTAGTGCTAATGCTTTTCTCGTTGGTTCGCCATTTGGCTTTTTCATATCTCCTTTCATGCCTGCAAATCTAGCTGCAAATGATACACGCCTTGGATTAACTCCAGACTTAACTGGTGCTTTTAGTTTACCACCGGTTTCTCTGTTATAGGAAGCCCTTCCTTTGGCGTTTAATCCGCCTTCTGGGTTCTTACCTTCAGATCTTGTCCAAGCTGGTGTTTTGTGCCTCATTTCTTTTTTTCTTTTGCTTTAATTTTTCTTTCTTGCTCAAGCATTTCTGGTGTAGGTTTTTTACCTGATCCAGCTTTTGCGCGGATGTTGTTCCAAAGACTATTGGCAACTCCTAGTTTGTTTAGTTTTCCTTTCATTTTGCATTTTTTGACTAGAATGTTTTTTTGTTCCTGCTATGGCTGATTTAAGATTTAATAATCTTTTATTACTGTTGACTCTCCTGTCTTTGGATTAAACTTAGATTTAATAATTTCTTTTTTACCTTCCTCTTGTCCTTTTTTTCTTCTGTATATATCTCCATAATTATCTACATAGGTATCAAAATCAAACAATTCAGGTTTCTCTTGCATAAGCCTTTCTAAATAACTTGCAGCATATCCGCCAAGAGCAAATTTCTTATAATCTTCTTTTCTAACTGGTGCGATTTTACCTGTTCTTTTGCTATATACTCCTCCAAATGTATCAGGGTTTCTTGGTTCTGCACCTCTATATCCTAAAACTTCACCACCAGGAACCCAGAACGTAGGATTAAAATAACCGCCCTCTCTTATCCATTCTTCACTTGGAGGCGGAGGCGGAGGTGAAGGAGCTTTGGTTTTTTGCTTATCAACCTCTTTAATAGACTTCATTATTTCAAATGTTCTAGCCCCTAAGATATTATCAGCAAGAGTGCCTGCTTTTGGCATGCCATACTTTTGCATCATATTTTTTATAATATTTTGTCCTTCTGGAGTTGATTGCAAATAGTTTAATTGAGCTTGTTGAAACTCTTTATTTGATGTAGTTGGAAAATTATATTTATTAGCATACTCAATTAAATCATCTTCAGATAAACCAGATTCAACAAAAGCATTGCTCATTCCTGTAGGAGTTTTTTCAATTCCGCCTCCATATACAGAAAGTCCTGTATTTTTTACTTTTTTAGATTTATTTTTGCCCGGCCCTTCTTGGATAAAATCCACAGGCGTATTCATTATGCCTATTTTTTTCATTGTTTTGGTATTATTGTTCCAACTGAATATGTTGATCCAATTGGTGCTTGTGTTATAGATGTTTCACCCGGATGCGCCCTAACAGCTCTGCGCAATGGTAATGCTAATTCATTAAGGGGGCCATAACATTCTGCTATTGTTACGCCATTTTTTTTGTTTGGTAATACCTTACATGGCATGCACCACATATTGCTCATACTATTTTCTGGTTCTGCTGTAATAGTAAATTTTCGGTTTTCTGTTGGTAAACTTTCCCATGTTGGAGCTTGAGGAACACTATCAAAATACCAGAAATAAGACCAAACAGTTTTGTCTGTACTATCTGGAGTGATTAATGGATTTGGTACAAGTATTCTATTAGCAATTGAAGGGCCGTCCATTACAGGACAAGCTGCAACTCCTTCTAAAAAATTTTTACCTTCTACAATTATTGTATCCCCAGTTGGTTTTGCGCCAGATGCCCCACAGAAAGCAAACTTGCCTACAACAATTGTCAATGCTTTTTCTTCAACTTTTGGTTTTTTAACCAATACAAAAACACTTGCTAAAAGCAAAAATGTCAAAAATGCAATTATGATTTTTTCTTTCATAACACTAAATTAAGAAACTTATGGAATATCGGAAATTTTTATTTCTACCCCCGAAAGCATGGCATCTATGGTAGCCTCAATTATGTCCCTTTGTTGTGGGTTCAATAGGGCTACTTTTTCGCTTATGGCTGGGATAGCAAATACATCGCTTTCAATTTCAGCCTTGAATCCTTCTCTTACGGCCTGCGTCAAGTGCGGGTAGGCAAGCAAGTCTTTGAATATCCAGTTTATTCTGTCTATGTATGTTTTGAATAGTCTTGATCCCATGGCCTCTGGGAACTCTCGTCTAAAATCCTCAAAATGTTCTTTAGCCATTTTTAAGTGGTGTACCGAACTTACCACATTAGATCCTCTCATTGTTAAAGTTTTTGTGGGTGTTTTCTATCATACTTAGGTATGCTCTTGCCTTTTCTACCTTGTTTTGGATTAGCTGAATATCCTCCTCGTTTCTTTGTACTGGAAAGATAAGTATTCTTTCTTTTATATCAATGTCATCAAACATCATGTTTAATTCCAATTTAGAAGCCTCTAGGACGTACTCAGGGCTTTCTTCTGATATAACATCCATTCTGTAGAGTAATGACTTCTTTTCCTGCTCTATGATGCCAAACGGGGTGTTTACAAGGCAATATGCAATTGACGATTCAACCGCGCCTGTTAGCCACATGTATGACTGCAATTGCCAATAGTACAAATCCTTTAGCTTTTCTGGTAAATTTCCTAAAAATGTAAACAAGTCGTAACTTGATTTCACATCCCATATCTTCAATCCACTTTCGCTTAGATCCAAAATATCTGGATGCCCTGTGATATAATCGTTAGTGAATCGTTCTGTGTTCTTGCTAAATGTATTGCCCATGTATTCCGAAAGCAATGCGATCGAATCATCTTCTACTTGGATTCCTTTTTTCATTTGCTTGGTCTGTACGTCTTTCCTGCGTCCGTACTTTTCTGCAATGTAAATTTCAAGCAAGTGTGTCTTTGCTGTTTTGGATAAGTTACCTGCGTCCTTGTCTGCTTTGGCTTGTGGTTCCGTCATCAAGTACCCAACAGAGCTGGATCTAATTAAAGTTTTGTTAAAATTCACTTGAAAGATTTTAGTTTTTTGTCGTAATACATTTTTAGTTCTGGTTTGTTTTTGGACATAAATTCAAAAGCCTTTAGTTCGCCTTCGTTTTTACAAGCGTCAATAAAGCTCATTGTTCTCTCAATCAGCGTTTGGGGAGATTGTGTCTTAATCAATTCTACTGGTTCTTCTTCATGTTGCAAAGCCTGAACTTTTTGATTGGTAAGATGGCACTCCTCTACGAATTGTTTTGCGAGATCAATGGCCTTATTTGCGCTTTCACCTTGCTCCAATACAATCTCGACACCAATTCTTTCTGATTGGTAATTGCCAAGATTGAATGTTTTTTGATAGTTAATTGTTCTGATTTCCATTTTAGTTGAAGCCTTTTAGTTATTTAACCCTAGTTACATGAGTGATTCCATTGGTGTGCTTAATCTTGAAGATTTTAGCTTGATGTTCCTGTGTTTTTTTAAGATGGGATATCATTACGGCCACCGATGTAACCGGGTTATTAAAGGAAATTGTTTTATCCACTTCTAGTACGCCGGTCTTACTGGCAACTGAATCTGGATTTGGTAGTCTTGCCATATTCTATATTTTTATCAAAGTTAAATTTAATTATTTAATTAAAAAAATAAATTTAATATTTTTTTTCTACTATCTTTGCCATGTTAATGGTTTAGTACGGACAACTGATCCACCCGGTACCTTTTTAGGCGGCCGGGTTTTTTATTTTCCAAATCCTCTGAAAACCAAGCCACATCTATAATAACTCGCGTAAGCGAAAAATTTAAAAACTCAGACACTTAAAGGGAGAGGGGGTAACGTAACGAAACAGGGTGTAGTCAACCGCAAGGGGGAACGGGCAAAGTGGTGGTACGGGGGTTCGGTTTTTGGTTTTGGGTTTTGGTTATGGGTACGGGCAATTGCTTGGTGTATATGGGTTGTAGGGTGGTTTAGTGGTTGCAATGTGGTCAGGTCAGGCAGTTGTATGTATGTGGTTAGGGGGATGTGTTGGTATTGGTATGAAGGAGGGGAATGGGTAGGTGATTTGCTAATAATATAAAAAACATACCAAATATTTGGTACCAATATTTTATTTATACTATATTTGTGGTACCAAAAAAATGGTATAGATATGTCAAGAGAGATTTTATACAAAAAAGAAGTTGGCGGTAGTGTAAAAATTGATGTGTCGCCAAAACAAGAAGTTGCCAAAGCGGATACTTTGGTAGATTGGTTAAAAACCCATGAATTAATCAATATTTCGGCACTTTGTAGGCAAGCGGGTATCAATAGGTCAAATTTTGATAAAAGTCTTAAAATGGGGCTTATTTCGCCAAAACACGAAACAGTATTATCTAAAATTTTAAAAAAATATGGTTATGTTTAGTTTTTTCAATGATTTTCATTCAAGTAAATATTCAAATGAGTTTTTTTTATTTCCATCTTTGTCTTTTATAAGATCAAAAAATTCAAATTTTATGGGAATTTCAATTAGATGGGGGTATTGGGGCGTAGTAATTGGTTTTAGGGGTAAAAATTAATTTAATGTTAATATTTTGATATTTATTTTCAATAAAGCAATTTAATTTGTTAATTTTATATTAAAATGTTTTAATGACACAAAAACAGCAACTAGCGGCCGAGTATTTAGCAAAATTCCCGTCTATTAGTAAACACTCAATTGCGGCTAAACTTTACAATGATCATGAACATATTTTTAACAGCGTAGAACACGCAAGGACTGCAATAAGAGGAGTTTCAAGTGCTTGCGGAAAAAAGTCAAGTAAATATATAAAAATTACACATACTCCGGATTTGCCTCCATCTAAAATGCAAAACAGAGCATTTGTAGATTTACCAACAAGTTCTAATAATATTCTTTGGCTATCAGATATTCACATTCCAAATCAAGACAACGATGCTATTAAGTTAGCTATTGAGTATGGGGTTAAGAATAAAATTAATTGTATTGTATTGGGAGGAGATATTTTAGACAACACCCCGTTTACAAGTCATGATGCACCGCCTCCGGGAAAAGATGATGTAGTTGAGTGGTTTGAATATTGTGAAATATTTCTTTCGCATTTAAGAACAAAATTTCCAAAAGCACATATAGTTTGGCTAGAGGGAAATCATGATAATTGGTATGTAAGATACTTAATGAAAAAAGCACCTGTATTTTTTAATGATGAATATTACAGATTGCCGCAAAGACTTGATTTAAAAAAATATAACGTAGAATTTTATGAACAACATGTAGTGGTTCGCGCGGGTAAGTTGCACATGCTACATGGCCACACAATTGTGAGAGGATTCATGGCACCCGTAAACGCTGCAAGAGGCGTATTTATGAGAGCTAAAAGCTCAATGATTATTGGTCATGTTCACGCTACTTCAAATCATTCTGAAACAAATATAAAAGAAGAACCGATTAGCTGTTGGAGTGTTGGATGCCTTTGTACATTAGCTCCTGACTATGATCCACACAATACAAAACACAATGTAGGGTTTGCGCATATTTTAGTAGAAAAAAACGGAGAGTTTGAAGTTTTAAATAAAAGAATTATTAATAGTAAAATTTTATAATTATTTCTTAGAATAATTTAATATTATATATTCAGACATATCTTTAGGAACATTTCTATATGTTTTTTTAAAACCTTTGGGAGCCATTTCTATTAAAGTTTTATCAGTATATATTCCAGTAGGAAATCTTTTAAGAATAGGCATCATGTGATAACTGTATAAATATACATTTGCCTTTTTTACATATCTAGTTAGGTTA